TACGAAAATGTATGGGAAGCCCATCGGAAGGTATTTGTCAAAGTGTGAGATCTGTCTTGCAAACTAAAAACTTAAATGAATATTATAAATTTAAAACCGACGAAAATGGAAGAATAAAAATAAATCCTAATAATATTAATATGCGAAGATTGTGGTTTTATGCTATTGGAGAGCATAAAAATGAAAGTAGTTATAAAGAGTTAGTTGAAGATCTTCCTAGATCAGATACTGAGCTAAGAGATATGGCGAGTAAATTAGGTATATCCAATGCTAGTAAATTAAAAGGTCGAAGTTTACAAGCAGCAATAATGCAGAAAAAATATCCTTGGCTTTTTAATTCAAACACTTTTTCATTTGAAAATGATAAAGATGATATAAATGCAAGATTTAATTTAGATATTGATGAAAAATATCTCAAAACAGTTTCATTAAAAAGTGAAGATAGAATTCCAACTGGAAAAGATATTAAAAGTGCAAGATTTTTAATAAATAGTCTAGAAAAAACTTGGAGTACAACAGCTCAACAAGGCAAAGATGATAAATTTATATTTAAGACTCTTGAATACGCAAAAAAATATCTTATAGCTTTAAGATATGGTAAAAAGAATGATACTTCAATTCCAATCATGAGCCCGGTCGAACTTAAATATTATGATAAATTACATATTGTTCGAAATTTGATTAAGTCTAGCAACGCTAGTGATGAAGATAAAGCAAATCGATTAAATTATTCTCCGGAGCGATTAATGAACTTTTTGGAAAAGTTAGCGGTTCTAAGAGTTGGTGATAATAAAGTACCACCAGTAATGTTGTCGAACAATTTACTATCAGGCAAAGCTTCAATTTTGCTTGATCGCGATGGGGCGCCCGTTCCAGATAACGATATATATGACCCTAGAGAATTTGGAATTACAAAAGACATGTATTTAAGAAACTCTGTACCTACCATTTTTGGTTCGGAAGATGCGCCGAAGCCCAAGCGTACACCTTTTGATAGTACTACACCGGGTAACAAGTTGAATGATTTTTATAGCGGAGTTTCAGCTGGTAATTTTAGTGGAGTTAATTATGCAGTTATACAATTTGATAAAGCAAAAGATGCAGCTGCTAATGCTAAAGCATTTCAAGATAAAATATTGGGAAGTGCTAATAAAGGAAACCCAGATTGGGTTGATGGCAAATATAAAGTACCGACAAATGAAGATCTTGAATCCGCCAGAGCTATATTAGAAAAATTAAAAGACACAGATATTTCTTTGTTTCCTGGATATGAAGCCATGAGCGAAAGTCGAAAAAATAGACTACAAAAATTAAAAAAGAAAAGCCAACGAGAAAAGCTAACAAATAAAGAAGCCAAACAAATGAAAGAATTGCAAAAGGTAATAAGCCGAGAAAGATACAAAGAAATTGTTATCAAAAGATTAGAAAGTAATATAAATCAAATAAGTAAAGTTATTAGTAATAATGAAAACAAAGATAAAAAAGCAAAAATAATCATTGGCACAAAATATGAAGTACCAACGGAAGCCGATCTTAAAAGAATTACTGGGGATACAGTCACTGCGATTAAAAATATAGATAATACCAACAACGCGGTGGGGGTTGAGATGGGACATGATTCACCAGGATCGTGGGAACTTACGAAGGAATAAGTTAAATAATCAGCCCTCTGATAAGATTTGTAAATGATTACATAACATTAGGTTTTCAGGTTCTCCAGCTCCTTCACTATCCCATATAAGCCATTCAACTTCTGCAAACTGTCGTTTATCATCTGTTTCAAATACAGTCATGACGATTCCCATATTGAGTTTCCAGTTATTTTCATCGACTCCGCCGATTACTGTGTTCATCTTATTGAACGTATACATTGATCTAACTGTAACTAAATCACCAGTTTTCATCACATAAGTAAATATGACTTATTATACTTAAACCTTTATTTCACCACTAGTTACTAATATAGTGAGTGGTATTTATGAATTTAGTAATCTCCGGTGTTGACAGAGTTTCCGATATTTATCCTTTGCCAAAAAAGGTAAAAGAAATAAAACAAAATATTATTCAACCCGTTGAAAATATTAAACTTTGTTATAAAGAACTAAAACATGAATTTCACACTGAAGATTTAATAGAGTTGATCAAATATGCAAAGAATATTCGAAAGTTGGAGAAATTTTATGGTTGAGCGCGTTGGTGAAGCTGACGAAAAAGACACTGATCAAGTTGGATTGGTTGTTGTTTTAAATTCACAAGAGCGCGCATTAATATTAAAAAGAAGTGACGAAGTTGGTTATGCAGCCCAACGTTGGTCAATTCCCGGTGGACATATTCAAGAAGATGAAACTCATGAACAAGGTGTAATAAGAGAAACTAAAGAAGAAACAAATCTAAATGTTTCTAATTTAGAACATATTAAATCTCTTAATCGTTTACATTTTTATGTCGCGCATGGTTATACCGGCGATCTTGAAATTAATTTTGAACACACCGATACGGCTTGGGTCACTCATGAAGATTTGGATAAATATGATATTGTAGAAGAAACTAAAAGTATATTAGACGAACTCTTAAAAGGAGTGTACGAATGAAAAAAATTATTTTAATTGCCTTTCTTATGATATTATTATTTGCAAATTATGCATTTGCAGGGCCTCCTAAATCCAAATTTTATGATTTTGGAGATCAACTTATTGATGGTACAATTAATAAACCAACAACATTATATACTGATTCCAGGACTAAAGTCAAGTTTGATCGCTTATTAAGATTAAAAAAATCATTTTTAAAAGCCTTATATACGACAGCTAAGGAGAAAGTATTTAAATGAAATATGATAGGAAAGACGAAACTGCTATATATGCGATGATTATAACCTCTTTTATATTATTTGGTATTATCGCGTATGCTGTTATTGTGGGATGTTGATATGTGTTTAGTATGTATTGAATATCAAAAGGGAAATTTGACTATTTTTGAAGCAAAAAGAAATTTAACAGAAATGTATATTGATGTTGGGCTTGAACATACATTAGAAGCCCTTAAAATTATTGAAGAAATTGAGGATGTAGAAAAAGTAAAAGAAGGAAAAGAATTAGAATGAGAATTGAATTCGACAGATTCACATTAAGAATTATACCTGAAAATGAACAAGATGTGGCTTTTATAGAAGATACTATGGGTTTATGTGAAGACGGATCTACACTTTCTCTTGAAAGAATTGATAGTGAAAATCTTGACATGGGTTTTAGATTAGAAACTGATCTTCCCGTAACACCTAAACCAAATCGAGTTCAAACAAAGAAAAAAGTTGAAACGTTCCAACGACCTATAGAAGATTTTATCGATGTTGTTGGATCTTGGGACGGACCACCTTATAGTAAGAGTGGAGATACAAAAAAATTAGATGAAATTAATTAAGGAATGAATAAGTGAGCCCGTATTATGCGCATGAAAATATATCAGATGAACAACTTAAGGAATGGTATAAAAAGGCATGCCTTAACAAATTTAATATTTTCGATGATTATAATAAAGTGATTGTATATTTGTGCAGAGAATTAATAAAAGAAAGAGAGAAAAATGACGACAAGTAAAGAAAAACAACTAATATTTGAGCTAAAAGAAAAAATCAAAGAACTTAAAGAAGAAATAATAAAACTCGAAGACGATAATCAATCTTTGTGGGATATGTTAGATGAAATTGCAGCTTCAGATATTAAAAATTGGGCTGATGTGCTACAAAAAGAGCATGACAAAATGAAAATTGACAAGTTAATGATCACCAAGAAAATGGGTGATGCATAGTTATTAATATAAGATGAAGAAAATATTATTGGTTTTAGGCTTGAGCTTTGGATTGATATCCTGTAGTGATATCTTTCTTGACGAACCTGCGCCTTATATAACTCCGGACGCTCCAAAAGCTATTAATGAAGATATAAAGCCAGTACTTCCTTCTGAAAAATATAAACTTGATTGTTATCGTACAGAATATTACTTCTGTCCCGGAATTAATGGTCCTTTATTTAGAATTGCTATTGTAAAAGATATATGTAAAGACCCTCCAGAAATTATTTCAATGAGTGAATGTGAAGAGTTTCTTGAATGTGATCCTAGTCAATTTAAAATGGGCGAAGAAGATTGTACTACGCCTCAAGGATTACCAGGTAAAAAAACTATTTATTGCGATAAAGGACATATTAAAGAAGGGCAATGTGAAACTGAATGTGTTGAAGAAGTCTGTGATGGGATTGACAATGATTGTGATGGAGAAATTGATGAGGGTCAATTAAATGCATGCGGTGAATGTGGTGCAGAAGATCCAGAGATATGTGATGGAATTGATAATGATTGTAATGGGCTAGTAGATGAAGATTTAGTTCAACCTTGTAATACTTTGTGCGAAGGTGGATATGAGACATGTGTCGACGGTGTATGGGGATCATGCACAGCAAAACAGCCAGAAACAGAAGTGTGCGATGGTTTTGATAATGATTGTGATGGGAAAGTCGATGAAGGTTTAGATTGTCTTTGTACAATTCAAGATATTGGCACCTTATTTCCATGTGAAGAAGATCCTTTGATTTGTGGAAGTGGATATAAAACTTGCGAATGTAAAACACAAGATTGCACAGTAATTGGTTTTACTCCATGTTTAGCTATGTGTTCTTGGCAAACTCCAGTTGATCCAAATTGTGATCCCTTTTTGGGTATGGCACTACCATATGAATTATGTAATAACCATGATGATAATTGTAATCAATTAATTGACGAGGACTTATATAAACCTTGTTATACCGGACCACCAGAAACTTTAAACGTTGGAATATGTTTACCCGGTATGCAAACATGCGAGAAGGGCGCCTGGGGGCATTATAACGCGTCCGGGACATTTATACAGGGGTATTGTAAGGATGAGGTCTTGCCGCTCTTAGAGGACCAATGTAATGGGGAAGATGACGATTGTGATGGAGAGGCTGATAAAGAAGGAGAAATGGAAGAAACGGATATTTTGTTTATTATTGATTGGTCTGGTTCTATGAGTTCTGAAATTGAAGCTGTGTTGATGGCTTTAAATCAGTTTGCTAAAAACTATAAAGATGAGAATGTTATACAATGGGGTTTAATTGTAGGACCAAGAGTTCCTGGAAATTATGGTGCGAATAATTACTTGGAAATAGTTAGCGATTTGGCTCCGTTTGAAGATTTCATGAATAAGTTTTCGTCTCTCGACAAAAATACGATGAATGGACAACATGAAATGCTTTATGATGCATTATATCTTGCTTTAATGGATTTGACAGGTACGGAACCATGGGCATTAAATGATTTGACTTGGGCGACCGGGGTGGGTAATGCAATTCAAGAATCCATTCCAGAGTTGGAGAATTTTAAAGTTAATTGGAGACCTAATGCTAAAAGAGTTATTATTACTTTCTCTGATGAGCATGGGCAAAGTTTTATGATTCCTAAGAGTATATTGGGTGGAAGTTGGAATTCAAATTATGATGGAGTGACACAAGATATCTTATTGAATATGTTAATAGGGGCTCTTGATACAGTTGTGTATACCTTTAGTAATACAACTAGCAAAAATTCTTCAATGCCATTTGGTAATACCGGATGGGAACCACTAGCTCTTATTAATGGTGGGAAGTGGTATGAGTTAAGTCATAGTTCCACACAAATGTATTCAAATCTTATGGAAATTATAGATAAAGAAGTTTGCGGTAACGAATAAATTAATATTAGGAGGGTGAATGATTGATTAGAATGGTGATATTGACGCTTTTCTTATTTTTGAGCAGCTGTGCTGGTGTTCAAAAACAAATGGTTAATTTATCCTATTCTCCGCGATCTTGGCAAATTGTAGATTCCGATCAAGCTCCAAATGCCGAACGTGTTTCACAAGCTGTTACAATTTTTTATCGTCAATGGCAAAAGACGTTTGGTGATAAAGAAGGTCGAATTAAAAAAAATTTAAATGAATTGATGATAGAGTGGTCTTCTAAAGAAAAGGCTCACGAAAGTATAGAAAGAAATAAATTGGGTCAAACTGTAATAACAATAAATATTGTGAAAGGAATGACAATATGCCCCACTTATATTTGGTTAAAAACAAATCAATATAAAAGAGTTTTTGCTTCATCTCTAGTACATGAGTTGGTTCATGTTGCTTTATGGACACAAGTATGTAGAGGCGGGGATCCAGATCATGAACAAGGATATCCGCCTTGTTGGACAACACAACATAATAAATTTATAAGACACGTCAATAAGATACTTTTACAGTTAGATATTTAAATTAATTCTTTCTATTTATACTAGGAGAAATATTATGGGTAGTACATATGGAGCTGATGCATCTATCACCGGATCTCTTGCAGTCGACGGAGATATAGATCTCGGAAGTGGAGATGATGATGTAGATGTCGATTCTGGTACTTTATTTATCGATGCCACAAATGATAGAGTTGGAATAGGTACGTTAACACCCGACTACACACTTGATGTGGCAGGTAACATTGGTGTTGATCAATATATTTATCACAATGGAGATGCCAACACGCTCATCAGGTTTAATGATGATAATATACTCCTCAAGGCTGGCGGTAAAGCGATGATTACGTTGGAGGAAAATGCTTCTGCACCCCACGAAATTACGTTTAACGATGGAAGTAACAACATAGATTTTATTGTCAAGGGTAATGGTTCCAACGAGGGAAACCCTTTGTTTAAGTGTGATGCATCTACCGGTAGAGTAGGAATCAACGGCGTAGGTTCTCCCGAATGTGAATTGCATGTTGATGGCGACGTTAAAATCGCTGCTAGTTCAGGCGACACCAGCTTGATTGTAGAAGGTACACAAGATGTTACGCTTGGATTAGTCGCAGATACCGACAACTCAGGAGGAGAAGATCAAAACCCTAGTCTTTATATGTCGCAGGAAACCTCAACAGCCGGTGCTTATCAATTTTTAATGGGACTAGAAGGAACTGCCAATTTAAGTTATACAGGCTCTTATACTAATCAGCCATTTATTCTTTCGTTAAATTCTGAGACTCACAACTCCCTTCGAACATTTCAAATTGCTACATCAGATGGAGGAGACGTTTCTTCAAGATTTTCTATTGCAACTGGCGGTAGGATAGCTATTGGAGATGCAGTGCAAGCTGCCGATGCTCGTTTACATATTAAAGAAGCAGTTGGTGATATTTTTAAAATGGAAAATACTACTGCTTATGGGGTTACTTATGGTCAATTGGTAAAAGAAAG